AGAGGTATACGAATGTAACAGCAGGGTCTTTTTCAGCGTCTTTCTTGAATTGTGCGAGGAGTGCATCTGCAACACCCCTGTACTCTGATTTGCGTATACGGATCGTACTGATCTCAGAGAGGTACATACGGGCAGTCTCCTCGGACATCCCGTCCGACCGTCTCTGTGCCACCAGCCATCCGACGATCTCCTTGTCGCCATTCATTCGTGCGACATAATGACGAACGCGTATCTCGTCGCCATTATCGGTGCATCGAACCGTCCATGGCATAACACGGTAATCAAACGGTCGTATATAGTTCTTCTTTGCACCCCGAGTAAAGTGCGGGACTTCGACGCCGTCGGGGGGATATATCCCCTCCTGTTGTGTTTCCACAATGGCAGCTAGTTCATTGATTTTAGCGTCGTCGGTACCGCAGTCATGGGATGTCACTGTATAGGGCTTCGGCTGTGCGGCCGCCATTATTTACACCCAACAAACTTCTAGCCGATAATGCCCAGTGCCGAAGAGCTCCGTGCATTAGCGGATGATGAGAATCGAATCAGTGTGTTCATTCGGAACGCGGAAATGGATGCACGGGGAGGGGCATCGCAAGGCGACAAGTCCGTGTTCGTCGAGGCCCCAAAGGGAATTCCGGCCGCATCCATCGAGAAGGCGTTAAAGGAGGCGTTCCCCGGATGTGGAGTGATGCACCGCTCCCTCACGCGACTCTACCGCGTGTCGTGGGCTTAGCGGTGGCGACGACGAGTTTTCCGAGAGCGGCGTTTAGACTTCTTGGTCTTGCGACGACCTCCCATGGGTTTCTCAGGACGTCCACTCGGGCGCGGAGCCATAGCTTCACCGGTATCTTGGCGCAATTGATCCATCTGTCCGTCAACTGTTCCCTTTTTGCCCGACAGGAATTGTCCCGTTAATGCCTCAAGTTCATTAGGGAGATTCTTAGCTAATCCCACTTCCTTAACGCCCGTGAGTTCCCGACCCATTTGTCTACCTTTGATTGCCTTCATTTCATCATAGAGTGTTCGTTCAAAAAGATCCTTATCGGATTGCCTTCCTTGCGGCGGATCGTGATAAATTGGATCACTAAGTTTTTCCCATTTATCATTCTGCCTGTCCATCTCGGCAAGAACAATATTTCCACGTGGATAGGACATGTCTTCATCAGTATACACAAACGACTGTCGACTATTACTTCGTGTGAGCTGACTGCGAACCTTGTTGAATACCCGTCTAGCTAACATAGCGGGTGAGATCATACTCCAGATACTACCTGGAACTTGGATCTTGGTATCATATTCCGACTTCCCGAAATTTAGGCCATAAGCCTGTTCGTAGTCTGTCAGAGCACGAGAAGGCTTCGACTGGCTCATAATGTCCGCTATCTCTTTCCTCTCCTCAGGCGTGAGTGCTGCCATTATTAAACGCTTCGAATAAACTCCCACTTCAGATAGTCGCATATCTTCGCCCAGATGTGATCGTGGGCGATCAAGCGGTCACGCGACTTGAGCAATGGAAAGTACACCTTATACTCATCCAGATCCAGCAGCTCGAAGAACTTGTACAAGATATACGAGTAGGACAAGAAGTTCGTCCGGTCGTTGGGGCAGTACAGCAGGAACGGTGCCTGAATCTCCTGGAACATCGCCCTTATTTTTTCTTCGATCTCCGGCGTGATGGTCGGAGGCGGGTTGCCGTTCAGTCTGCTTAGAATGTGGGCCGCATGCTCGTAGTACTTTGACCGCCCCAGCTTCTTCAGAATCTCACGAATCTCCTTCTCCGTCAGATCAGCAATATTGTTGATGCGACGCTTACGGATCTCCAGCACTACCTCGTTCATCACCTCCTCCGGAATCATGGTCGATTCCTTCGCCTGAAACTGGTTCAGAATCTCATTGAGGTGGTTGATCTTCTTGTAGGCGTAATTGTTCCGCTCCTTGGGCGGATCGCGAAACGAAGGAAAGTCCGACACCACCAGCGAATACTCCTCCGATCCACACTTCGGGCAGACCAGAATACCTTCCGAGCTAATCTCCTCACGGGCCACGTTGCATCCAGCGCAGTGTTCGGTCATCTGCTGCGTCACCTCCGGTGCATTTCCGAGCTTCATACGCGCAACGTACTCGTCGAACATCTGCTTCTTTGATTCGACAGGCGCCGCAGCAGTGAAGAACTTCATGAACGTTGCTCCGTCCTTTGGGTTCTGTGCGACTTGAGACGACCGATTGTAGTACTCCATCAGAATGTCCATGTTCTTCATGTAGTAATCCTCAACCGGATTGGCCCTCGACATCTCGGATTCAATCTCACGAATACGCGCCTCCCATGCAGAACACATGACAGCATCGCCGATCTCGTTCGAGGAACGGAGGTTTTCTAATCGAACTCGTAGACCTTCTGCTTCTGCCTTCAGCTCCTTGGCATGAGTCTTCGCATCCCGAAGCTCGGTCACAATGTTCTGGTGAACCGAATCAAGAGTTCCCATCGATGTCGCCTCTGTGTCCCGGGTCTTCCTCACCCTGAACACGTCCATATAGTTCGTCCTTCACCTGTTTCATGAAAGCAGAATTATCGCAGACAATCGGTCGCTGCTTACGCACAGCCGACAACAAGGTATTGAAATCGATGCCGAAGTTTTTGCAGACGAACGTCAAGACCAGGTAGGCGGATCGGTTGATTCCCGCCTTGCAGTGAACAAAGACGGTCCCATTTGTCGACCGCAGGAACAGGCGCATCCAATTCTCGAACTCCGGGTACCAATCCAAGATTCGCACGGCCATTGAGTCGATGGCGTGGAGTTCCGCATACTGTCCTGGATGACGTTTCCTCCACCACTCTGGACAATCGTCGGCAAATGCGCAATTGACCACGTGGGTAATGTTATATTTAGCGACGAACGTCGGAGTCAACTGGTTTCCTGCCCCCAGTAGAATACGCGGATAGACCCAGGCGGGTTGGACCTGCATTACGTATCTAGGCATCAACCGAGAAAGCTTGTAATTACGATGTTAACAAAGTGGGCGAGAACAACCGAAGCGGCTCCGAGGGCTGCAGCGCCCTGGTAGCTGACGACACCGTTGCCCGTGTAGGCCGACGGAATATATTGCAGCATCAGGTTGCGCGGCGTCGCCAGTGACAGGACGAACGTGGCCAGAAAGAAGGCAACGTAGAGCTGGAGGTTGCGGAACATGAATCCCATCATCGGGAGCGTCGGCTTGAACGACGGCGCAGGCATCTGCATAGGCGGAGATCCACTGGCCTCGGGGTATACAGGCGGAGCCGACTGGGGACCCTGCGGACTCGGGAGAAGAGCATCGAGAGATGTTGCGCCTTCCATTGTTTATGAGGAAGACGGGATTTCACATTCTGCATCTTCCACGCGGTAGCGGTAGCACTTTCCATCTGCCTTCACTACGCGGCTCGTCACGTCGTGAATCGGAACACCGAGTGTCTTGACCACGCTGTACTGGCGGTGAAAGACCAAGACGGTCAGCCCCAGCCCGATGATGAAAGAGAAGAAAGGTGTTCCTCTGTTCAGTACATGTGTAATCGGAATCGAGAACTTCATTACTTCTGAGATGCGAGGAGATTCATCGAGTCGGGTTCCGCAGTACACGGGACTTCAGTCGACTCGAAGCGAACACATCCCGTGTCCGTGTGGAAGATCTCGTTACTTCCCGGTGTGGGAACACCCGCTGATTTGCGCGTCGGCGGAACGAACACGCATCCAATCACCAGACCTGCCAGGATTCCGATGATGACCCACTTAACTTCCAACATTGTTATTCATGTCGACAAGAGTTTGAACCAGTGTAAACCAAATCAGAAACTGAAAGAGGAAAGATGTCACGGGGGTCAGGGCAGCGAAAAATGTGAAGATGAACTTAACGATCCAACCACGCTTGACGTCCACGCCTCCCAGCAACATCTCGAATGGCTTCCCGAGCGAAGTTCCGTAGTGAAAAATCCAGTAGACAAACAGTGCAACGTATTTTCCGAGGATCCCCAATCGGTCGTTGGTTGTCGATGTAATGTTTCCGTTACCGAACTGCTCTTGGAGGAAGCTCCACTGCTTGTAGGACCACACCACGATCAAGGCCCATATCAGCACAAACACGAACACGAACTGACCCTTTGCTGCCGTCAGCCCGACGTCCCACAACACATCTCCCGGTTTCTGAACAAATTTGCCAAAGGCGCTTCGTTCTCCGATATCAACCGTTTCGGTGAGCGTGTAACTAACCGTGTGATAGGCTCCAGATTGGTCTGTGAAGTTGATAGTCAGGCGCGGAGGATTCAGCGCAAGTGCAGCTGCATCTGCAGGTGGCGGCGCATAAATCCGATGGGCTTTACGAAGGTCTTCGTCCATCTTCTGGACGGGGAACTTGATGGCACCGTAATTCGCCCCTTGCTGGGTTGTCACGTAATCTGATACATCGATCGCCTGGTTTCCGACCACGTACTCGGCATTCAGGATCAATACAGCGCCCGGTGGTGTTGCTGAAATCGCCGCCGAAGCCGATGCCGCTGTGTCTCTGGCCGCTGCATTTGCTGCCGCTGCGGTTCCAGCAGGGTCTGCGGCTGCTGCATTTGCCGCCGCCGATGCGTCTGCGGCTGCGTTTG